GGAGATTAACAAGACCTCTCCTGTTTAGGTAAGGAATCAGAAGACCACCAAGAGGCTCGACCAAAAATTTCCGAAGAGGAGATTACGACAACTTCCAAAAGGCTTTTTCGACAGCTTCGCTATATCTGCGCATTTCAGCACCCGGCTTGTTGAGTGCTGATATGCTCATCATAGCTGTCTCTCAGAGCCTGATAGCATTCTCTTGAAAAATCAAAAAAATTTCCAAACAGATCATATTGACCAGGGGGGGTAGGAGTCCCGTCCCGGGGTTTGCCTTCCGGGGCCGAAAATCTATGGGGCCATGTATCAGGAGCGGAACCGGGAACACAAGAAAGAGGACACCGCATCGGGGTTTTTGTTAGCCCAGATGTTAGCCCTCAATAAAAATGGGGTTGGCCGATTTGGCTAACCCCTTTATTTCTTTGGTGGGCCGTCGGGGGCTCGAACCCCAAACCTAGTGATTAAGAGTCACTTGCTCTACCAATTGAGCTAACGGCCCGGAGGCTTGACAGGCTTGAATATAAAGGGGCCAAAGGGATTTGTCAAGAAGGCGGGATTGTCCAAAAACGCCCAAAATTAACCAATTAGGCGCGGTATACGCGGACACATCGCGGACGCCAGGGAGGGATAAGAATTGGGAATTATATACTTGACTCCCCTGCCACCGATCTGCAATCGTTTTAAGGTGCCATCTCCCGATAAAGCCGTTTTCCTTTTCGATTAGAACAACCTCCTTGGTTTATCCCATTCATTATCCATCTAAATTTCTCTACGCCCACAAATACTCTCGGCATATCCGAGGCCGCCGTAGCAACCGGCGCCGCCAGGCGCGGGAGGTAAGCGCATCCCTGAGGGGGCCGGCATTGGAAACCGGATGGTTGGCTGTCGGAATTCCTCAGCCGCGGCCAAAAAGAGCGAACTGCATCTCTTAACAGGGGACCTGGCCAGTCAACCCTATCCTGGGTCAAATGACCTACCTGTGCTGGAAAGTTTAAAGAAATTCAATATGATCAGTCCCACGATCAGGGTCTGGAGCTAATCAAGGTCTTGGGAATTGTTTTCCGAATGAAACAAGGCAGGGGCCAAGAACTAAATCTGGATGGGCTGATGGTCTGGCATAACCATCATTGCACTTACCCCGGCGTTCCAGCCATGGCGAGAGAAGGGAGTAGGGGATGGGAAAAGATTGGTTTAGCCGGAAGTTTCCCCCGAGCCTGGCGCCTGGAACCGCCGGCATCAGGCGCGAAGAGGGGCGGACTTAGGGCCATGGCCAGATCATCCCTGTTTGACGGTCTTCTGGTCCGGGACCGGGAGAATTTCCCGCTGCTGCTGGATCGCCTCTACGGCCGCCTGGGCAGCGACTTGGACCGGCTGGAGGTGCAATTCAAGGGTCGCCTCTGCGACCAGGAGAGCCGGCTCAAAAACCTGGAGGCCCGCGTGGAGCACCAGGAGAACTGTCCCTGCCAGGTCCACCGGGACCCGGGGCACAAATGCCCGATCCTGGACATTATGGACCGGCTCAATATCATGCAGCGGCGCATGGCCTGGTACGCCGGCATCTTTGCGGCGGCCACGGCCATTTTATACGCCCTGCCCAATTTGCTGTGGCTGCTCAAGCGCATTTAATTCAAAGTTCAAGTTTCAAGTTTAAAAACCAGAAAAAACAAGCCGCTTTTGATTTTTCCTGTACGGGCGGGTTTTAAACCCGCCCCTACCTTGAACGGGAGGTTAAATGGATCCTTTGGAACTTCTGAAGAAGGGCGCCCTGGCCAAAAAACGGGAGCGCTTCCAGACCCTCCTCATCCGCATCGACCAGCTCATCGCCGCTATCCAGCTCAACACCTTCCGCATCCACGATGAGGACCTGGATTCCATCAAGGAGGACCACGCCCTGGCGGCCGCCGCTGAATTGGCCTCGGTGCTGAAGCTGGCCAGGAAACTGAAGGCGGAGATGGAGGATTGAGCTTTGGGCGACCTCAAGGAACATAGCTATTTAAACCAGGCGGAGCGTCTCTTCGTTCATGAAGGTCGCACCCTGGAGGAGATCACCACCCGGCTCTCGGTGGACCTTACCACATTATTAGATTGGCAGAAAAAAGGCGAGTGGGACAGAAAGCGCAGTGCCATCCTGGCAAACCCCGAAAATCTGGCGGAGCGGCTGCGTCTGGCCCTGGGCAAGATGCTGGCCGCCTTGGAAAATGGGGAGGAACTGGACCCCAAGGCCTTCGATACCATCGCCAAGGCCGCGACGGCCATCAAAAACCTGGACCGAGGTGGTTACGATTTAAAGGTGGCGGGCCTTAAGGTGATGGAGGACTTCACCGGCTTTTTGAAGGAGCAACTGGGGGAGCCGGGAGAATTGCAGCTTATCGGCTCCCGCATCCGGGCCTGGTTCAGGAGTTTGGAATAGTTCAAGGTTCAAAGTTAGAAACCCAGTTTTGACATTGCCTTTAACTTTGAACCTTGAACTTTGAACTTTGAACTATCAACCCTAACCGGAGGGAAAAGAAATGAAGCTGAATCGGAGGCAAGGGGTTTTGGCGATGTTCCTGGCCGTGTCCCTGCTGCTCACCGGCTGCGCCGCCATCGAAAACTTTCTGTGCAGCAACCGGGTGACCATCGAGAACGACATTAGCGTGGCCCAGGCGGCCATCGCCGCGGTGCAGGCCGAATACGGCTCGGTGATCCCGGCCGAGGGCCAGGCCATCATCGCCGCGGCCAACGCGGTGATTAACACGGGGGAAAACATCCTCAACAACGAGGTTTGCCCCACCGACGCGGACGTGCAGACGGTGCAAAACGCCTCCGCCGCATTGAAACAGGCCAAGGTGAAGGCCGGATGGGAGGCGCCTTAAGAGCAGTGACCAGTGATCAGTGGTCAGTAAAAGCAAAAGCGAAGGCATAAAAACAAAAGCAAAAACACTGATTACTGTTTACTGATTACTGATAACTGGGAACGCAGTGAGCAGTGAGGGAAAATAAAGGAGAGAAAAACCATGAGCAATCTGCCAGTAGGACGGCTAAATCGGAAATACGGGTATACCGGTCCTCAGTTGACCGGCATCAGGGCAGTTCCCTTTGACCGGGTGCGCCCTAAATTCACCCTCGACCAGGCCCCCCGGGTGAAATATAACATTTGCCCCCCGGTGCGGGACCAGGGGCAGATCGGAGACTGTGTCGAGTTCGCCTGGACCTATTTGAAAAGCGCCAACCTACTCGTGGCGGGCAAACTCCCCGTATCCGTGTTCTCGCCCCTGGAGCTCTACTACGACTACCGCGACAAGGTGCTTCACGATGTGGCTGACGATGCCGGCTCCGGCGTCATGGCGGTGGGAACTCTGCTAACGCAGGATGGGGTATGCCTCGAAGGCCTGTGGCCTTATAACCCGGCTGATTTTGCAGTTAAGCCGCCCGTTACTGCCTATGCTGACGCCCTGCAAAATAAGTTGGGCTCGGTTCATCCCCTGGAAACCCTGGAGGATATGATCCTCTGCCTGGCGGACGGGTATGGGTTCGTGGCCGGGATCGCGGTTTTCCAGAGCTTCGAGGATGCCTGGGAGAAGGACGGCATTATCCCGATGCCGGGAGCATCTGAAACCTTTCTTGGCGGCCACGGGGTTTTTGTAGGCGGAGGCTATGACCAGGATCAAAGAATCTTCATCGTGGAGAATTCCTGGGGACTTTCCGGAGGGTTGGCAAACCAAAAAGGGTTCTTCTCAATACCTTTCGATTATCTGACTGATCCTGATCTGGTCCTGGAGATTGGAGCGGGTCGCTAAAATAGTGCGGCAGGAGGCATAGAGCAGGTATTAGGGAATAGCGGTTAGGGGTCAGGATTTAGTCTTTTCTGATCCCTGATCCCTAATCCCTAATCCCTGAATTTAAAATGCTGACTCTCAAACAAAAATTCACCCAGGCGGAGTTTCAAAGGCGGGCCGATGAGATCTTAGGCCGGCTGTTCCGGGAGGTCACCGCCTTTGGGGACGTGAGCGAATCCGCCAAAAAGGCGCGGCGCGCCCGGAGTATGTCCGACCCCTTCGCCTTCTTCACCACCTATCTCCCCCATTATTTCTCCCAGGAGTTCGCGCCCTTTCATCACGAGCTGGTGTCGCTTTTGGAGCGGCGGCCCGGCGAAAAAGATGTAGGGGCGGCGTCCCGCCGCCCTGGGCGGGGAAACCCCGCCCCTACGACGGAAAACGCTGTCCTGACTCCCGTCGTGGTGGCCGCGCCCCGGGAGTTCGCCAAGACCACCATCACCTCCTTCGGCTACGTGCTCCACCAGATCTGCCACGGCCTGCGCCACTTCATCATCATCGCCTCCGACACCGAGGACCTGGCCAGCGACCTCACCGGCTATCTCTACCTGGAGCTGCTCCACAACGAGCGCCTCAAGTGCGATTTCGGCGAGTTGGTCCGGGACCACTGGGCGGTGGACGATTTCGTCACCCTCACCGACGTCCGGCTCAAGGCCCGGGGCCGGGGCCAGCGCCTGCGCGGCCTGAAGCACAAACAGCATCGCCCCGACCTGATCGTCCTGGACGACGTGGAGAACGACCAGCAGGCCAAATCCCCGGACCTGGTCAAGAAGCTGCTCTCCTGGATCACCGGCGCGGTCTATCCCGCCATCGAGGCCTCGGGCTCGCTCTTCTGGATCGGCACCATACTGGCCCGCAAGAGTGCCCTCTATACCGCGATACACTCCGAGGAGGAGCCCTGGAAACACTGGACCCGCAGGATCTACCGTGCACTCAATGAAGCAAGCAGTGAGCAGCAAGCAGTGAGCAGGAAGCAGTAAGCAGTGACGGCTCACAGCTCACGGCTCACGGCTCACGGCTCACTTGTCTCTCTGTGGCCCTCCCGGCACCCGGTGCCCACGCTCCTGGAGCAGAAGCGCCTCATGGGGTCGCTCGCCTTCAATCGGGAGAAGCAGAACGACCCCGTGGACGAGGAAGGGTTCTTCCAGGAGGCCTGGTTTCGGTTTTACCATCCCGCGGACCTCAGCGGCAAGGACCTGATCGTGGCGGGGTTCTTCGACCCCTCCATCGGCACCGGCGAGACCGCGGATTATAAGGCTGTCCTCACCGTGGGGCTGGAGCGCCGGGAGATGATTTTCTACGTCCTGGACGCTTACATCCGCCGGGGTACCCTGGACGAGGCGTTGCGCGCCGCCTTCATCCGCCACGAGCAATGGAACTACTGGCTCTTCGGGGTGGAGGACAACCTTTTTCAACGCCTGCTGCTGCGGGAGTTCGACCGGCTGAGTAAAGAGCGGGGCGTCGTCCTGCCGGTCCGGGGCGTCACCGCCAGGACCGCCAAGGAGACCCGGATCTCCCGGCTTTCGGCCCTGGTGGAGCGGGGCCAGATCCGCTTCTGCCGGGGCCGGGGTAACCAGGACCTGCTCCTGGAGCAGCTCCTCTATTTTCCGGCCAAAACCGTGCACGACGACGGCCCCGACGCCCTGGAAGGCGCCGTGGGGCTCCTGGAGGGTGGCGCCGGCATGGGGATCTTCGATTATTACAAAGGGGAGTTTGACACAATGGTGGCCGAGGAGCGCAGGCTGCATGGATAGTTATCAGTTATCAGTGATCAGTAATCAGTAAAGGCAAATATAAGGACAAAATCTCCTGACCACTGACCACTGATCACTGATCACTGGTCACTGGAACCTTGGGAAATAAATAATGGCTGCCGAACCTAAAAGCTTACCGCTGACCCCGGAGATCATCAGCGCCGTCCAATGGGCCGCGGGGCGCCGCTTTACGCCCACCGGCACGGGCGCCGCGCCGGGGCAGCCGGACCCGAGCCAGGATTTCTTCGGGCCCGGGCTGCCCCTGCCGCCCCTGGCCCCCCCCTCCGCCGCCGGCCGCCAGTTCGACTACCCGGTGGGCTACAATCTGCTAGTCACCCCCCGGGGCGACCTGCCCATCTCGTTTCTGGATCTTAGGAACCTGGCCCAAAACTGCGACCTGGTGCGCCTGGTGATCGAGACCCGCAAGGACCAGATCAGCAAGATGGGTTGGACCGTGTCCCCCATAGAGTATGGTTCAAAGTTCAAAGTTAAAAGTTCAAAGTTAAAAAGCAAAAAACCTTCTGCGGAGGCGGAGGGCCAGGCCAAAGAGGCCACCGCCCTCCTGAAGCGCCCCGACGGGATGCACTCCTTCAACGCCTGGATGCGGATGCTCCTGGAAGACATGCTGGTGATCGACGCGGCCACCCTCTACCCCAGGCTAACCCGCGGGGGCAGCCTCTATGCCCTGGAGGTGGTGGACGGCGCCACTATCCGCCCCATCGTCGATGAGGGCGGCCGTACCCCGCTCCCTCCGGCCCCGGCCTATCAGCAGATCATCAAGGGCCTGCCGGCCACCGACTACACCCGGGAGGAGCTGCTCTATTATCCCCGCAACCTTTTGAGCTGGCGCATCTACGGCTTCTCGCCGGTGGAGCAGATCATCATCATCACCAACATCATCCTGCGGCGCCAGATGCACCTCCTGCAATACTACACCGACGGCAACCTGCCCGACGCCCTGATGGAGGTGCCGGAGAACTGGTCCACCGCCCAAATCGCCGAGTTCCAGCAATACTGGGACGCCCTGCACGCGGGCAATACCGCCCAGCGGCGCCGGGGCAAATGGGTGCCCCACGGCATGACCCCGCACCTGATGAAGGAGGGGGATCTGAAGTCCCCCATCGACGAATGGTTCGCCCGGGTGGTGTGCTACGCCTTTTCGGTGTCGCCCCAGCCCTTCGTGCAGACGATCAACCGGGCCACCGCCGAGACTGCCCAGGAGGCGGCCCTGAGCGAGGGGCTGGCGCCCCTAATGGAATGGATGGCGGACTTCATCAACTACGTCCTCCAGGGCTTCGGGTTCGACCAGGTGGAGTTCGTCTGGGAACAGGACACCGCCATCGACCCCCAGGTGCAGGCCCAGATCGACGACCTGGACGCGCGCAATGGCATCAGGCTGCGGAGCGAGATCCGGGCCTCCCGGGGCCTGGAGGACGACGGGACCCCGGATTTCATCATGACCGCCCAGGGGGCGGTGCTGGTGAGCGAGATCGGCAAGGAGAGTAGTGGCACAGGCGTCTCGCCTGTGGCGCCTCCGGAAGAGGAAACGCTTCCGGAAGAGGAAGCGGCGGCGGAAGGCAAAGGGCAAAAGGTAGATTGGCCCCTTAGCAGAGACAAAATACGGTAAACGGCAAAACAGAAAAAAACCAGAGGGATTATGCAAAAGGAATATCCCCACCCTGACCCGCCCGGCCCGCCGCCTGCGCCCGTGAATCTCAAGATCGAGGCGGTCACCACCTGCGTCTCCTACGGCGATTATCTGGCCTGGACGCTGCCGGCCAATAAGCAGCACTTCAACCGGATGGTAGTGGTCACCCGGCCCGACGATAAGCTTACGCAACTCGTGTGCGCCTATTACCACGTCGAGTGCTACCCCACCTACGACTGGCACCGGAATGACGACGCCTTCAACAAGGCCAAGGGCATCAATTACGGCCTGTCGCAATTGGCCAAAGATGGCTGGGTGGCGCACCTGGACGCCGATATCTACCTGCCGCCCCGCACCCGGGCCATCCTGCAGCGCATCTCTCTGGACCAGGCCTCCCTTTACGGCATCGACCGCATGGAGTGCAAGAGCTTTGCCGATTGGATCAAATTCCTGGGCGCCCCGCCTCTCCAGCACGAATGGGAGATCTTCGTCCATCCCCGGCCCTTCCCGCTGGCCGTGCGCATCGCCACGCTGGACCGGGACGGCTATGTGCCCATCGGCTTTTTTCAATTATGGAATCCCAAGGGCTCGGGGGTTTCCCATTATCCCGAGCACCATACCACCGCGGCCCGGAGCGATATGCTGTTCGCCATGCAGTGGCCCCGGGATAAGCGCCATTTGCTTCCGGAAATCATCGCCATCCATCTCGAAAGCGAGTGCGTAGAAATGGGGGCCAACTGGGAAGGAAGGCAGACAAAACCCTTCAGCCTGTAAGGGCCGGTAGGGGCGGGTTTAAAACCCGCCCGTACAGGCAAAATCAAAATCAAGGGAGCCAAAGGAGAGGTGGCATGAAAAAGCTAATCATTATCGCACTGATGGTCTTCATCGGGTGTTGCCAGGTTCCCATTTCAAAGGCTCAGGCGCAAACAATGGTCCCCTTCGAGATGATGCCGGACAGCCTCGGCCATGCCACCACCCAGGTGCCGCCCGCCAGCCGGTTCATCACCAAACCATTCCCTGACGGCCAGCACGGCCAAAACCGGCTGATAGAATTTGTCGATATTAGTGGCACCTTCTACGAAGTCTGCCGCAGCACATCGGCTTTCTAAGAAGGAAATATGTTCAGGATTTTGGCAGCAGCACTATCTAGGGCAGGTTTAAAACCCGCCCCACCGAACCGAAAAGCGAAAACTGTCTTAATAAACCGGAGATTATATGCAAAAAATCATGTTCGCCCAATTCGTCAAGGTCAATGAAGCCACCGGGGAGTTTACCGGCATCGCCGCGGAGGAGATCCCCGACCAGGCCGGGGAGATCTTCGACTACGAGGCCAGCAAGCCCTTAATCAAGGCCTGGTCGGATGATTCCTTTGAGCACAGCGGCGGCAAATCCCGGGGCAACCTCCGGGCCATGCACGACCCCAAGCGGGCCGCGGGCCTGCTCACCGCCATCAACTTCAATGATGAGTTGAAGCGCGTCGAGGTCAGCGGCCAGGTGGTGGATACCGAGGAGCTGGCGAAACTGACCAAAGGCGTCTATACCGGGCTGTCCTTCGGCGGCTCCTACGCCTGGCGCAAGCAGGAGGGCATCCACGTGCGCTACGCCGCCAAACCCGTGGAGCTGTCCCTGGCCGACAAGCCCTGCGTCCCCACCGCCCGCTTCACCCTGGTGAAGGCCGACGGCTCCGAGGTGGAGATGGGCTTTGAAAAAGTTGCGGCCCGGGCCGACACCGACCCCAAGGAAGGCGAGAAGAAATACGGGGACGTGAAGTTCGCCGACGAGAAGAACAAGAAATATCCCATCGACACCGAGAAGCACATCCGGGCAGCCTGGAACTACATCAATAAGGCCAAAAACGCCGCCAAATATGACGCTGAGGACCTGAAGACCATCAGGGGCAAGATCATTGCCGCCTGGAAGGAGAAGATCGACAAGGAAGGGCCGCCCTCTGCGGAGAAAACCGTAGGGGCCGGCTCTGCCGGCCCGGGCGGCGGAACGCCGCCCCTACAAAAGGGCCTCTACACAGTGAGCTATTTTGCGCAGATGATCGAAAGCCTCACCGACCTGGCCAACAGCGTTGACTGGGAGGCGGCCGCCGAGATGGACGACTCGCCGCTCCCCGGGCAATTCAAGGAATGGCTGGCCTCGGGCTGCGAGATCCTCAAGGCGATGGCCGCCGAGGAGCTGGACGAGCTGCTCAGCGACTTGAGCAAGGCCGTAGGGGCCGGCTCTGCCGGCTCGGGCGGGGAAACCCCGCCCCTACAAAAGGCCGGCGCCCGCCACAGCAAAGCCGACCAGGACCATATCCAGGCGGTCCATGACCATTCCGTCGATCTCGGGGCCGATTGCGGAGGCGCGGAGAAGGCCGCGGGGGGGCGGGTAAAACCCGCCCCTACAGAAGATCTGGCCAAGACCCTGGAGGAACGGACCCAAGCGCTCTCGAAACTCGAAACTCGGAACTCGGAACTCGAAACCGACCTGGCCAAGATCTCCGGCGAAAAGGAGGCCCTGGCCGCCGAAGTGGAAAAGCTCAGGGCCGAGCCGGCCCCGGCCAAGGGCGCCCTCAAGGCGGTCCCCAAGGAAGGGGATACTCTGAATAAGACCACTGAGACCGAGGAGCCCCGGACCGCCCTGGATGAGGTGGTGGCGGCCCGGCAGAAGCCGTTCTTAATCAAGTGAGCAGTGAGCGGTGAGCAGTGAGCAGTAAAGGCAAAGGCAAAAACCACTGATTACTGATCACTGGCAACTGGCAACTAACAAATAACCGAAAACCGGAGGCTATAATGAACCCCACCGCTGAAACCCTCGAACTTCTGAAAAGCGCCAAGGTCCTGGACGCTGCCGAACTTGCCAAGGCGGGCATTAGCATCGCCCAGGGCCTGGTGGCCTACGACCTGGAACCCGCGGCCAAAAAACTCTATCCCTTGATCACGCCGCTGCGGAACAGCATCTCCCGGGTCGGCGGCGGCGTCGGCACTGCGGTGCACTGGCTGTCGGTCACCGGCATCAACGTGGCCCGCCTCTCCCCGGGCGTCTCCGAGGGGAAGCGCGGCGGCGCGGTGTCCCTGAACACCACCAGCAACATGGCGGCCTACAAGACCCTGGGCCACGAATCGTTCGTGACCTTCGAGGCCGAAGAGGCTAGCCTCCCCGGCACCGACAACCGGGCCCTGGCGATCCTCACCACCCTGCAATCCCTGATGCAGTCCGAGGAAATGGTACTCCTGGGCGGCAACGGCGACCTGGCCCTGGGGCCCACCCCCATCCCAACCCTGGCGAACGTGCTCACCGGGGGCGCCCTGGCCGCCAACACCGCCTTTGCGGTGGTCTGCGTGGCCCTCACCCTGGAAGGCTACCTGGCCGCCTCGGTGCCCAGCGGCATTCAGTTGAACATCACCCGCGACAACGCCGACGGCAGCACCGACACCTACGGCGGCGGCGCGGCCCAGGCGAGCACCCCGGCCACCCTCACCACCGCCAACGACGGCAACGCCACCCACGGCCTCAAGGCCAGCGTGGCCCCGGTCAACGGGGCGATGGCCTACGCCTGGTTCTGGGGGCCGGCCGCGGGGCCTCAGCTCTTAGGGGCCATCACCACCATCAACAGCGTCCTCATCCTGGCCGCGGCCTCGGGGACCCAGACCGCCGCCAGCCTCCCGGCCGCGGACAACAGCGTCAATGGCCTGCTGTTCGACGGCCTCATCACCCAGATCTGCACCCCCGGCTTCGGCTCCTATGTCTACCGGATGGCCACCGGCACGCCGGGGACCGGAACCCCGCTGACCCCCGACGGGGCCGGTGGCATCGTCGAGATCAACGAGGCCCTGGAGGCCTTCTGGAACAACTACCGCCTGAGCCCGGATATCATGTACGTCAACGCCCAGGAGCTGCTGAACATCACCGCCAAGGTGATCGCCGGCGGGGGCGCCCCCCTGTTCCGCTTCAACGTGGACGCCCAACAGGGCGCGGTGGCCGACGTCACCCTGACCGCGGGCTCGGTGATCGGCTCCTATCTCAACAAGTTCACGATGGGCGGCGGCCAGTTGGTGCGGGTGATGCTGCACCCCAACCTGCCGCCGGGCACCATCCTCTTCCGGTGCGAGCGGATTCCCTATCCCCTCACCGACGTCACCAACATCATCCAGGTGAAGACCAGGCGGGAATACTACCAGATCGAATGGCCGATCCGGACCCGGCAGTGGGAGAGCGGGGTTTATTACTCCGGCGTGCTCCAGAACTACTTCCCGCCGGCCTTCGGGGCGATTTTTAATATCGCCAACGGCTAAAAAAGAGTGAGCAGTGAGCAGTAAAGGCAACGGCAAAAATCATTACAAAAATGGAAAACGTAGAGCTGCGATCGGAACTCAAGATTTTTCCAAAATGTAAAAAACTGATCACTGATCACTGATCACTGATCACAGGAGGTAATCATGGTGCGACTAAAGGCCGACCCCAACGTGGGCGGCGTGAGCTATGGCGGCCAGGAATATCCGCTGGTCAAAGGATGCATGGAAGTGCCGGAGGAGGCCGCCCGGGAGCTTCTCGGCTTCGGCTGGGGGTTTACCCTGGCCTCCCGGCAGCCGGCCCCGGAGGCGCCCCAGGGGGGGAACGGCGAGCCTGCCCCGGAGCCTTTCCCCGACAAATCCAAAAAATAGGGGGGAGGGGTTGTAGGGGCGGCTTCCAGCCGCCCATGTAGGGCCGGAAAGCCCGAATAATGGAGGATTAAATGCGATACGAACCCTGGGATAAAGAAGTCCTGCCAGAGCCGCTCCTTGACCAATTGACAATGGATTGCACCTGCGGCACCCATAGTTGTCTGGCCTGCAACGGCCTGCTTGAGGTAACACTTCGGCAAGCCATACGCTGGAACATGATTACGAAGGAGCAAGCCCTGGCTAAAGTTGAAAATTATAAAAAGAAATCCCCTCCCCCTTCGAGGGGGAGAGGGTTAGGGTGAGGGGGTGGCAAAGATGGCTGAATTATCCCCGGAAGCGCAAAGGATGATTCGCGACCTCAAATACCGCAAGGTCGATCCGGCGCAGAAATGCACCCAGATCATCGAGGCGGCGCTCAAGGAATACGGCTGTTTTTTTGAGGTGGTAATGATCCCCCAGGTGACGGTGAAACTTAAACCAAAAGCGTAGGGGCCCGGTCTTGCCGCCCCGGGCGGCTGGAAGCCGCCCCTACGGAGAGGCAAAAATGGATCTCACCACACTGGCCAACGCCAAGCAATGGCTCGGGATTTCGAGCGATACCGACGACGACCTGCTGACGCGCCTGATCACCGCGGCCAGCTTCTTCATCGAGACCTACCTGAGCCGCCGCCTGGGCAGCCAGGATTACCTGGAGATCAGGGACGGCACCGGCGGCCAGGTCATGAACTTTCGGGAGTACCCGGTGACCGCGGTGGCCGGGGTCGCGGTGAACGGCGTTTCCCTACCCCCGGCGCCGGACACCGTGACCCCAGGCTATCGCTTTACCCGGACCCAGATCATCTTGCAGGGCCATCGCTTCACCCAGGGCTACGGCAACGTCACCCTGAACTACACCGCGGGCTATGGGCCGCCCACCGGCGGCTGGTTCGAGGACGCCTGGCTTACCGCCGGGGAGGGGGATGCGATCTTCCCCTTCGACCTGGAGCAGGCGTGCATCGAATTGATCTCCTGGCGCTACAACGAGCGCCAGCACATCGGCCAGAGCGGCAAATCCCTGGAAGGGGCCAACGTCACCTACAGCGTCCAGGACCTGCCCCCGGACGTCAAAACGGTGCTGGACCGTTACCGCCGCGTGGTGCCGGTGTAGGGGCGGCATCCTGCCGCCCTGGGCGGCTGGAAGCCGCCCCTACAGAGAGGATCATCGAGATGGAAGAACCAAAATTGATTTCGAACATCACCCACGGATGGATTTGGGAAATGCGCAAGCTTGCCAAGGCTCTGAGCATTGAGGAAATTCCCTGGCAGAAGATTATCGCACTCCTTCATCCGCAGCTAACCGGGGATAATTGAAGGCAAAAGGCGAAAAGTAAAAGGCAAAATATTTTTACTTTTTACTTTTGACTTTTTACTTCCCCGGAGGGGCAAACGCATGATTAAAGCCTGGATTGTAGGAACCGAAGGAGTGATCGGCCGCCTGGACCAGATCCCAAGCAAGGTGGCCGCGGCGTTGCGCCGGGCGGTGGAGGCCGAGGCCATCAAATTGACCGCCTACGTCAAGGAGCAGAAGCTCAGCGGGCAGGCGTTGAAGGCGCAAACCGGCACCCTCCAGCGCAGCATCAATTATCAACTCCTGGATGAAGGCGACCGAATCGCAGCCACGGTGGGCACCAACCTGGTCTATGCCGCCATCCACGAATATGGGGGCACCACCCGGGCCCACGTCATCGAGGCCTGCAAGGGCAAGGCCCTGGCCTTCCAGATGGGAGGCCAGGACGTGTTCTTCAAACGGGTCAATCATCCGGGCTCGCACATGCCGGAGCGCTCCTTCCTGCGCTCCTCCCTGGAGGAGAACGCCGGCAGTATCAAAGCCGCTATTGAGCAGGCCGTGGCCGAAGGAGTTAAAGCATAGTGATCAGTGATCAGTGGCCAGTAATCAGTAAAGGCAAAAACCGGAACCCGGGACTGGGGATTCTGATCACTGATAACTGATAACTGATCACTGATAACTGGGAATGAAGTCATGGACCGCGAAGCCATTTACAGCGCCCTTTTCGCCCTTCTCTCCACCATCCCGGGGATCGTCACCTTCAGCCGCCGGGTGCGCCACTGGACCGACGTGCCGCCGGTGGAGCAGCCGGCCCTGATCCAGGAGCAGTTTGAAGAGAGCGCCCGCTACGTAGGCCGGGCCTTCCCGGCCAAATGGACCCTAAGCCTCAACCTGGCCCTCTACGTCAACGTGGGCAACGATCAGCAGGCCGCCCCCTCACAAACCCTCAACCCCCTCCTGGACGCGGTGCTGGCCGCGCTGATGCCGCCCCCGGGCCAGGAGGAGCAGACCTTAGGCGGCCTCGTTTCCCATTGCCGGCTCAGCGGCAAGGTGCTCATCGCCGAGGGAGGGTCCCTGGGCCCCCAGGCCGCGGCCTTGATACCGGTAGAGATAGTAGTTTAAAGACGATTTTCGGTGAAAAGCAAAGTCAAGGTCAAAGTAAAAACCGAAAACCTCCTTTAAATTTTTTGCTTTTGCTTTTGACCTTGCCGAAAACCGAAACCGAAAACTGGAGATTAATATGACCGACCAACCGACCGATCAATTGACGCCTCAACCGGCGCCTGTTGCCCCGGTAGCTGCGCCTGAGCCTGAAAAAGCTCCCGTGCAGGCTCCTGTGGCGCCTGCGCCTCAACCCGCGCCTGTGCCCGGATCCGTGGCCGTCTTGCTGGTGGAGCGCTGGTGGCAGGATTGGTTCCCCTCGTCCCCGGTGAGCCGGGACTCGGCTGCCTGGAACCACGCCTACCAGGCCAAGGAAGATTTGAAGAAGCGGCTGGCGAAATAGCCAGTAATCAGTGATCAGTGGCCAGTGGCCAGTAAAGGCAAATTCACTGATTACTGATCACTGATTACTGATCACTGACCAAAGGAGGCCATCATGCCCAAGCAATTCTTCTTCGGGGCCGGGGCCCTTTACGGGCTGGACAATTCCACCCCGACTCCCACCCCCGTCAAATTCGGCACCTTGCAGGACGTCTCGGTGGAATTCTCCGCGGACGTCAAGGAACTTTACGGCGCCAACCAGTTTCCCGCCCATATCGGCCGGGGCAAGAACAAGATCACCTGCAAGGCCAAGCTGGGCCAGATCCAGGGCGCCATGCTGAACGTCCTCTATTTTGGGCTGCCCAAGAACACCGGCGAGCTGCTGTCGGCCCAGAAGGAAGCGGCCCAGATCCCGGCCGCTACGCCCTTCACGGTCACCGTGGCCAACGGCGCCGCCTTCGTACAAGACCTGGGGGTGGTCTACGCCGCCACCGGCGCCCCCCTGACCCAGGTCCCCAGCGCCCCCGTGGCCGGGCAATACAGCGTGGGCGCCGGCGGGATCTACACCTTTGCCGCGGCCGACGAAGGCACAGCCATCCTCATCGACTACCTTTACACCTCGGCCACCACCGGGGGCACCATCGCCATCAGCAACCAGCCGATGGGCCTGGCGCCCACCTTTAAGGCGGTCCTGACCGGCGTCACCGACGGCAAGACCATGACCCTGATCCTCAACCAGTGCATCAGCAGCAAGTTGACGCTGCCCACCAAGAACGAGGATCACCTGATCGTGGAATTCGACTTTTCGGCGATGGCGGACGACAACGACCAGGTCGGCACATTAACGGTGACGGAGTAGGCAAAGCAGTGATCAGTGGCCAGTGATCAGTGATCAGTAAAGGCAAAAACTGGTTACTGATTACTGATCACTGGGAACCGGGAGATTTTATGGAACCGAAACTCGACGGCGTCCCCCTGAAGCTGGGGGGGACGGATTACATCCTGCCTCCCCTCAACCTGGCGGCCCTGGAGAAATACTGGCCGGTGATCGAGTCCTGGGGCGAGCCGCCGGCATCACTGGTGCAGCGCCTCTCCGAGGCGGCGGAGTTGCTGCACGCCGCCCTTTTGCGCAATTATCCGGAGCTCACCCTGGCCGAGGTCAAGGAGGGCCTGGACTTGGCCTCGTTTCCGGCCATCCTGCCCCAGCTCCTGGAGGTGAGCGGCCTGACTCGGCGCCCCCCGGGGGAACCGCCGGCGGGGAGCGTCCCGACTGGGGCTATCTCTATGCCCGGGTAATCAGCCTCACCGGCTGGACCTGGGAATACATCGGGCAGCAGCTGACGCTGCCCCGCCTTTACGAGATGCAGCGCTACTGGGAGCAGCACCCCCCGGTGGGCGACCTGGTGGCCGCCTTTCTGGGCTATAAAGGCCCTGTAGGGGCGGCTTCCAGCCGCCCCGGGCGGGGAGACCCCGCCCCTACATACGGCTCCCCCGAGGAGCTGATGGCCACCTTCAGCGCCTCCGGCGGCAAGGTGAAAGGATAGCTTTTTACAGAGACAGTAAACAGTAAACAGAAAATAGGCTTTCCTATGGCTGACGACTCCCAAATCGAAGTTCTCATAAGCGCCCAAGCCGACGCCTTGAAAGACGGCATGGAGGAGGCCAAGACCGCGGTGAGCGACGCCACCGCCGAAATGAAGGCCTCCCTGGAGCAGGTATCGGCGGCGAGCGCCGTCAGCGCCTCTTCCATCATAGAGTCCATGAAGCGGGGCGGGGGGGGCGGCGGCAGCGGCCGGATGGAGGAATGGCGGCAGGAATTGGAGGAGATCAAGGAAGAGGGAAACCTCCTGGAGCAATCCAAGGCCCAGGAGCGCGCCTTCTGGCAAGAGAAGTTAAATCTCTGTGAGCAAGGCTCCGCGGATTACCGCCAGGTGAAGCACCGGCTCTACGAGCTGGACGTGGCCGACGCCAAACAAGCGGTGCAGCTGCAAATCGCCCAGATCAAGGAGCAGATGGCCGGCGAAAAGGAATCCTGGACCCAGCGCCTGGCCGATCAAGACCGGATCGTCGCCATCAACGCCCAGTCCTACGGCAAGGATAGCCTGAATTATCAAAACGCGGTGAACGAGAAAAAGAAGATGCAGGAGGAGGCGGACAAGGCGGACCGGGAGTTGGCCGATAAGCGCCTGGAAAATTCCCTCAAGCTGGCCCGGATGGATATTGAGGCGCAGAAGGAGAAATATAAGCAAGAAAAAGACTTGGGCGTGATCTCCGCCAGCGAGGAACTGGTCCAGGTTAAGGCCCTGAAAGAGCAGGAGATCGCCCTGGAGAAGCAAAACTTCGAGCAGCGCCAGCAAATCTGGGCCCAGTACCCCAAGAAGATGGCCGAGATCCTGCAAGAGGTCCAGGTCGCCGAGAAAAAGAACGCCCTCGAAATCCAGAAGATTGAGGCCCAGGCGGCCCAGGACGTGGAGAATAAGTGGAAGGCGGCCCTGGCCCCCATCGATTCGGCCATGACCACCGCCATCAACGGCATGATCCAGGGCACCCAGAACCTGCAAAGGGTGGTGGGCCATATCCTCCAGGACATCCTCGCCTCGTATATCAACCTGGCCGCCAGGAGCCTGCAGAACTGGATCGCCACCGAGGCGGCCAAGCTGCTGTCCACCCAAACCACCTCCGCCCAGGTGGTCGCCGCGGAAACCGCGGCCGCCCCTGAAGCCGACGCGGCCCAGGCCCTGGCCGACATTCAGGCGATCCAGGGCTCCGCGGCCCAGGGCGCCGCGGCCGCCTATGCGGCCATGGCCGGCATCCCGGTGGTGGGGCCGGAAATGGGGGCGGAGGCCGCGGCCCAAACCTATGCGGCCATCATGGCCTATGCGGGGATGGTCCCCGCCGCCGCGGGCGGCTGGGACGTGCCCGCCGACTCCCTGGCCTACCTCCACAAACAGGAGATGGTCCTCCCCGCCTCCCTGGCCGAGGGGGTGCGGGGCCTGGTGGCCGGCGGCGGGCGGGATGCCCGCCCCACGGGCGGCGACGTTCACTTTCACGTCAGCGCCATGGACGGCAACTCCGTCAAAAGTTTCTTCAAGAACAACCGCAACCACGTGGCCGAGGCGGTCAAATCCGCCATGCGCGACGGCCGGAGATTGAAATGACCTGGTATGTAGAGTGGGCACGAGCCCACCAATTCCTTTTGCCTTTAACTTTGAACTCTGAACTTTGAACCTTGAACTGAGCCTTTTATGAGCGACGCCGTCTTCCCCATGCTCCGGGGCTTCACCTATCCGGTGATCAAAAAGCCCACCTTCTCCACCATCGAGCAGGAGGCGGTGAGCGGCATTAAAAAGCACATCGCCAACTGGGTCTATCCCCGCTGGCAGATCGAGATCCCGGTGGAATTCCTGCTGGACGACGTGGCCCACGATGAGCTGAAGACCCTGGTGGGCTTCTTCCTGGCCCGCCAGGGGCGCTTCGACAGCTTTCTCTTCGACGATCCCGATGACGATTTTATTGCCGGGCAGGAGATCGGGATCGGGGACGGCGCCGCCACCGCCTGGCAACTGGTGCGGGCCTACGGCGGCTTTATCGAGCCCTGCCTGAATATCAAGAGCGCCCCGGTCCCGGTGGTCTATCTCAACGGCGCGGCCCAGGCCCCCTCGGCCTACGCCATCACCTATACCAACTCGGGGCTGCTCACCTTCACCGCGGCCCCGGCCGCGGGCGCGGTGATCACCGGCGATTTCGGCTATTACTGGAGGTGCATCTTCCAGGAGGACCTCTCGGAGTTCGACAAGTTTATGAACCAACTTTGGGAGCACAAGGGAGTCAAGATCGAAACCGTGAAGTAGGGGCTGGTAGGGGCGGGTTTAAAACCCGCCCTTACACCCGCCCCTACTGGCGCCTCTGCGGTGAATGGGAGACTCGCCATGAAAATTGCCCTGATTTCATTCTTCTGCTATGCGGTCGGCCTGCTTTGCGGCTTTGTCCTGGCCGCCGTGCTGGGGGCCAGGGCCGCGGCCGCTTACGGCGAGCGCCTGCGGCGCCAGATTGCCGAGGAGGCCCTGGAGCACGATTACGGAACCTTGGATTCGCCTTTGACTTCAACCGCAAACCGCAAACCGCAAACCGCAGACCGGCCCTTATGAAATCCGTCACCTCAGCCCTGGTCGATCTCCTCCGCAGCCGTGATCCGGTGCTGGCCTTCGACCTCTATCAATTCACACTGCCCGGCGACACGGTGCTCTATTACGGCACCGCCGACGTGCCCATCGTCTATAACGGCAACACCTACGGCGGCTCCGTGCGCTTCGACCGCTCCCAGATCGATCTGAAGGCCGGCCTGGAGGCGGACAGCCTTACGGTCAAGGCCTACGCCAGCCCCACCGATCTGGTCAACGGCGTCCCCTTCCATCAATTCCTGCGCCAGGGCGGCTTCGACAACGCCTATCTGCTCCTGCAGCGCGCCTTCTATCCGCACCCCGGAGGCTTGTTCGTGGACGGCTGGTTTACCCCTCCGGGCTGGCTGCTGGCCGGGCAGGCCATCGGGGCGCCCACCGGCGTCGTCTGGCTCTTCTCCGGCCTAGTCACTGAGGTCATCACCGGCGGCCTGACGGCCCAGATCAAGATAGATTCGCATCTCTACACCCTGGACCGGAAGATCCCCCGCAACCTCTACCAGCACCTCTGCAACCATGGCCCCAGCCAGCCCCAGGGAGATTCAGGGTTCCTCTTCGGCCCCGGCTGCGGGCTGCAGGCGGCGAATTATGGGGTCTCCGGCCAGGTGCAGGCCGGGAGCACCATCTTTCAGATAGTCACCAACCTGACCGGCTATGCGGCCGGCTATTTTAGCCTGGGGAAGCTCCAATTCACCTCGGGGGCCCTTCAGGGGACCTGGAGCGGCATTCAGACCCAGGTGGGCAGCGGCTCCCAAGCCCTGGCCCTCTCCCTGACCGCGCCCCTGGGGGCCGCGCCGGTCCCGGGAGACGGCTTCAACGCGTGGCCCGGCTGCGACCGGGCGCTCAGCACCTGTACAAACAAATTTAATAATGTCCTTTGTTTCCGCGGTTTCCCCTGGATTCCGGTGCCGGAGACGGCGACGTGAGGAAAGTGAGCAGTGAGCAGTGAGCAGTGAGCAGTAAAAGCAAAAGCAAAAATACAACATATTGTGGTTTAGGAGCCCCGAGTCGGGATCTTTGGCATACCAGATATAGCTTTTGCCTTTAATCCCCTCTCCCCCTTTGAAGGGGAGAGGGCAGGGTGAGGGGGTGGCATGACGATTCTCGAACAAGCCCAGCGCCAGGCGGTCCTCTCCGTCGCCGAGTCCTGGATCGGCACGCCCTTCCATCACCAGGGCCGGGTCAAGGGGCGCCAGGGCGGCGTCGATTGCGCCATGCTGCTCCTGGAGGTCTTTTTGAGTGCCGGGGTCATTGACGCCAAAGTCGCCAAGCGGCGCTTCTCCTACTCCCAGCAATGGCACCTGCACCGGGAGCAGGAGCGCTATCTGGAGATGGTCCGGAGTCTCGGCGGCCGGGAGATCACCACCCCCTTGCACGGTGACATCGCGGTCTGGAAGATCGGCCGGGCCTATTCCCACGGGGCCATCGTGCTCCTCTGGCCTCGCATCATCCATGCCGCGGCCGCGCCCGTCGGCGCCTGTGTCCTGGACAATGCCTACTCCTCGGCCCTGAACCTTAGCCAATTTCCGGTGAAGTTCTTTACTGCCTGGCCGTAAGGAAGGCAAACTTGGCCTTTGAATTTTACCGAAAACCGGAAAGCGGCATCAACAAGGAGCGTATCCATGAAGGAAAACGGTACTGTGAAATGGTTCAATGACGCCAGGGGCTACGGCTTCATCAGCCGGCCCGGCAGCGACGACCTCTTCGTCCACTACACCGCCATCGAGGGGGACGGTTACAAGAGCCTGATCGAAGGCCAGGAGGTGGAGTTCGAGGTGGCCGAGGGCAAAAAGGGCCTCCAGGCCATCAATGTAAGCAAAAGATAGCTGTCAGCTTTCAGCAGTAGGGGCGCGGTTAAAACCCGCCCCTATGTTGACTTGGTTATTCTATTAAGATGCGCCATTTACCGCGCCAGCTATCCTTCACAGACCCCTCTGCCACTGATCCGCAATCGTTTTAAGGTGCCATATCCCGACCGGCACCGCCAGGCGCGGGAGGTAACCGCATCCCTGGAGGGGCCGGCATTGGAAATCGGATGGTTGGCTGTTGGAATTCCTCAGCCGCGGCCAAGAAGAGCGAACTGCATCTCTTAACAGGGGGCCTGGCCGGTCAATCCCATCCTGGGTTAAATGACCTACCTGTGCTGGAAAGTTTTAAGAAATTCAATATGATCAGTTCTTATGTCCGGATTGATGGGCGACTCCGCCGCGGGCACCAGCGGTCGCGCCGCGGCCAAAACCAGCACCCTCCAGGCCTCCTACCGCGTCACCACCGCGGTGGAGGGCCTGGCGATCCCCATCCTCTATGGGCGCAACCGCCTCCAACCCAACATCTTCTTCACCTGGGGCTGGCAGGCAATCGCCCAGCCATCCCCTTCCCAGAGCATGGGCAAAGGCGGGGGCAGCTCCCCCGCGGGGGGCGCCCAATATGTCTATACCATCTACGCCCTTTTCGGCCTCTGCGAAGGGCTGGTCAGCGCCATCGGCATCAATTGGAACGACAAGACCAAAATCTACCAGTTCAGCGCCGCGGGCCTGGCCTCCGGCGCCCGGCCCCAGCCCCCGGTCCCCGTCCTCCTGAGCGGGGCGCCCGCTCAAGCTCTGGGCTATTACGGCACCGCCTTTTACTTTGGGAACATTTATCTCGGCAGCGGCAACTCCATGCCCAACCTGTCCTGGGAGTGCTACGGGCCGCTCCCTTATATCGTTCCCAAAACGGTCACTGGCGAAGCCGTTACGCTGCCGCCTCCCCAGACCTCAACCTACACGGTCGACCTCCCGGGCAACCAGAACAACCTTGGGCAGATCAACTACCAGATGAACCTGCCCTCCGGCGCCCTGCTCTTCTCGCCTCTGGTCGTGACCCTGAACGGCGTGCCGCTAATCCAGGACCCCTATCAATATTTTGATGCGCCGCCGTCCGGTCATTATTGGGTGGACATCTACGGCAATTATTGGTTTTGCGAAACCGACTCCGGAACCCTGGTCTTCTCTTACACCTGCGCCCCCTCGGCCACCTATCAGATCGCCGCCCAATGCCTCGGCACCTGCACCGAGGAATATACCCTCCCCGACGACAACCCGGTCATCGTGGTCAACAACGCCTTATACGCCGGAGACGCCGGCGTCACCCTGAACGGCGTCCCCCTCACCCCGATTCCGTATGCGCAGCCGAACCCCATATACCCCCCGGTGGTGGGCCAGGGGCAATATACTGCGTCCTCCGGCAGTTACTGGTTCTCACCCCTTGACGTGGGGGACCTGTTCATCACCTATTGCTGTGCCCTGCCCGCCGGCGCCACGATCTCCCCCAGCGGCAACGTCTGGGTGTCCGACGCCGGCGCCACCTATGACGACGGCACTCCCCTCACCCTGGTCCCCGGCGTCCCCGCCGCGGCTGGTCAATACTCCGTCAGCGCCGGCACTTACACCTTCTCCGGCTGGGATTCCGGCCGCACCATCCTGCTTAATTATGCCTATAACACGCTGCTCGACTCCAACCCGGCCGATTTCCTCCCCGACCTGCTCACCTCGCCCGATTACGGCGCGGGCTTCGATCCCGCCAAAATCCGCGATCTGAGCCAGTTTTCCGACTACTGCCTGGCCAACGATTTCCTCTTATCTCCCGTTCTCGACGAGCAGCAGGAGGCCCGGGAGCAGGTCGCCGACCTCCTCAAACTCCTCAACACCCAGGTCGTCTGGTGCGAAGACCAGCTCAAGTTCATCCCGCTGGGGGACCGGGTCGTAGAGAGCGCCAGGACCGGCGTCACCTTCACTCCCGACCTCACGCCGGTCCTCGACCTCACCGAAGACGATCTCTTGAGCGACGACAACAACGACCCGATCCAGATCAGCCGCACCCCCCAGGCCGACGCCTATAACCAGGTGCAGCTCGAATACCTGGACCGCTACGCCGACTACAATACCACCATCTACACCGCCAACAACCAGGCGGCCCAGGACGTCTACGGCCTGCGGCCGGCCGACGTCGTCATGGCCCACGCCATCACCGATCCCACGGTGGCGGCCCTGGTGGCCGCCAATATCCTGCAATATTGCCTCTATGCCCGGAACACTTACCAGTTCAAGCTGGGCGTCATCGCCAATATTTTAGAGCCCGGCGACTGGATCACCGTCACCTGCCCCCGCCTCGGGCTGGATCAGATGCCCCTCAGGGTCACCGAGATCTCCGAGGATGACCAGATGACCTCCACGGTCACGGCGCTGGAATGGCCCATCGGCGCCGCCCAGGCCCCCACCTTTCCCACCCAGAACCGCTCTCCTCTGCTCATCAATTACAACGCCGCGCCAATGGACTGCAACCCGCCGGTCATCTTCGAGCCGCCCCTGGGCCTGAGCGACATTCTTTCGGTCTGGATGGCGGTGAGCGGCGGCCCCAATTGGGGCGGCTGCCAGGTCTGGGTGTCGCTGGACCACGCCACTTATCAGCAGGCGGGCGTCGTCTCGGCCCCGGCGCGCACCGGCTCCCTGATTAACCCGCTTCCCGCCTCCCCCGATCCCGACCTCACCGACACCTTGGCGGTGGATCTGAGCGAGTCCCGAGGCGTGCTGCTTTCCGCCTCCCAGGTCGAGGCGGACGCCCTGGTGACCCTGTGCTACCTGTCCGGGGGCGCCGGCCTCCCCTCCGAACTCATCGCCTACCGGGACGCCCAGCTCGTCAGCGCTTCGATTTACCACCTGAACTACCTGCGCCGGGGCTGCTATGGCTACGGCGGCACCGCAGGGACGGCCCACGCGGCAGGCGAGCGCTTCGCCCGCCTGGACGGCGCCGTCTTTAAACTCCCTTTCTCGGCCAACCAGATCGGCCAGACCATCTATATTAAATTTCTTTCTTACAACCTGGTGGGTGGGGCTGTCCAGAGCCTAGCTGACGTGGATGCTTACCAATATCAGATCACCGGGAGCGCCCTCACCTCGCCGCTTCCGGATATTACCGGCCTGATGTCGGTGTACCAGAACAACCAGCTTTATCTCCAATGGAACGCCATCTCTCCCTCCCAGGACCCGCGTTACTCCCAGATCAATTACGAGATCCGCATGGGCGCCAGTTGGGCCACCGCCCAGGTCCTGGGCTGGGTGAGCGATCCGGAATTCCTGGTGGCGCAGCCTGGGACCTATTGGGTGGCGGCCCATTATGCATACGGCGGCATTACCCTGGCCTATTCGGCCGACCCCGCCGAGATCCAGGTGGGAAGCGTCACCCTCACGGTAAATAGCCTGGTGAGCCGGGACGAATTTGCCGAAGGCTGGCCCGGCACGCTCACCGGCCTCCAGGTGAGCGGCGGCGATCTGGCGCTGGGGGTGGGGCAGAGCGCGGGTTATTACACCATCCCGGCCGGCGAGATTCCGGATCTGGGCGCGGCCCAGGCTGCGGCGCTCGGTGGTTCCCTCGCCTTCAACAACGTGGTTCCCGGACCCTCTTTCGACGCCGCCCCCGACGTGGACGCCATCCCGGACGTGGATCAATACGATGCAGGGGCTGGAGGCCAATTCGACCAGGTGCCGGACGTGGACGCGGTTCCCGACTTCGACCAGGCCGGGGGCACGCTGGCCCAGACCGCCCAGATCCAGGCGCAGTTCTCCCAGGACGGCAGCACCTGGGGGGACTGGCAGAATTTTATTCCGGGGACCTACGTATTTTGGAAGGTGAATTTCCGGCTGGCCCTGATCCAGGTGGTGCAAGGGAACGTAACTCTTAATCCCATGGTTACGGACTTCGCCTGGTCAGTGGCCATGCCGGACCGGATCATTCAGGTGGGCTCTATATCCTGCCCCGCCACGGGGCTGGCCATCACCTTCACCCCGGCCTTTCAGATCACGCCGGCCATCGCGGTGACGATACTGAACGCCCAGCCTGGAGACGTGGTGACCTTCCCCACGGCCATCGGGCCGGCCGGGGGCACCATCATGGTCATTAACGGCGGCGCGGGCGTGCTGCGTAACATAAGTTACATCGCCAAGGGCTTTTAACCAGGGAGCAGTGAGCAGTGATCAGTGGCCAGTGGCCAGTAAAAGCAAAAAAACCCCGGAAATTTTAGTTTTATTGATCACTGATCACTGATCACTGATCACTCTTTTAAAAGGAGATTCAACCATGAAAAAACTAATCACCTTCCTGCTGCTTCTCTGCGCTTTGGCGGCGCCGCTCTATGCCTCCCAAAACCCCCTGGTGGTTCCCGACGGCACCGGGGCCCAAGTGCGCGCCGACTTCAACAACGCCATTGATACCCTGAACACCGTCAACTCCGGACCTTCAGCGCCCGCCACTACCGAGGCTTATATGCTGTGGGCCGACACCACCAACAATCTCCTGAAGCAGCGGGACGCGGCCAACGCCACCTGGATCGTTCTGGGAACGCTGGGCGCCGCCAACCTGGGCCATGAGCCGGCCGTCTCCCTTGGGACCACCTCCCAATACTGGCGGGGCGACAAGACCTGGCAAACGCTGCCCACAGGCCTGTCTTATCCCGGGGCCGGCGTCCCCAACAGCACCGGGTCCTCCTGGGGCACTTCGTACGCGGTAGGGACAGCAGCGAATGACCTGGTTCAGCTTAACAGCAGCGCCCAACTGCCTGCGGTGGACGGCAGCCAGTTGACGAACCTGCCGGCCGCCTCTATTCCGGCTGGAGTCATCGTGCCCTATGCAGGCTCAACCGCTCCCAGCGGCTGGCTCTTGTGCTACGGCCAGCAGGTCAGCACCTCGACCTACCCCAACCTCTATGCGGCCATCGGCACCACGTACGGCTCCGGGAGCGGCAGCTTCGGCATTCCCGATCTCAGAGGCCGGGCGCCCTTCGGCGCCGACGCAATGGGAGGCGCGGCGGCCGGGCGCCTGGGCTCGGGGAATACGGGGGGCATCACCGGCGCCGCCACCCTGGGGGCTGCCGGTGGTCAGCAATCACATACCCTGACCTCGGCGGAGCAGGCGAGCATGAGCGTAAGCGGCACGGCCAGTGGATACCTGGTGGGTGATGGGGGCGGTAATTTGGCAGGGTTTAGTGCAGCCCTCTCCGATGGCACCCAGATTAGCATATCGGGCACAGCCTCCGGTGGCGGCGGGGCGCACAACCTCACCCCTCCGGCCCTGGTTCTCAACTACCTCATCAAATATTAACGTAGGGCGGGAAAGCGAAGCGCATCCCGCCATTAACCTTCAAGGAGACTCGCTATGAACCTCTGGCAAAAAATCTGGGCCGATCCCAAGACCACCATCCCCGGGATCATCGCCGCCGCCCTCAGCGCCCTGGTGGCCTTTGGCGTCATTACCCCCGCCGAGTCCAATCCCCTGCAAACGGCCTTGACCGCCACCTTCGGCGGCATCGTCGCCCTGCTGGGCATCTTCAGCAACTGGCCGGCATCATAAATATGGTTACCGGGGCCGATATCCTCCAAAAGGCTAAAACGCGCCTGGGAGATTCTTATGTTTTCGGGGCGCTTACGCCCGTAGGCGCCCCGGACCCCCGGGTCTTCGATTGCTCCAAGCTTGCTTCCTGGGCCGTCTATCAGGCCGCCAGGCTCATCTATGGCGCCGACCGCGATAGCGGCAATCCCTTGGAGGTATATGGAGGCACCGTATATTGGAACCGTGACGCCCGCAGCCTCGGCAACATCATCTCCCTCGATGCAGCCGCCGCCACGCCCGGAGCCGCGCTCCTGCGTCTCGCCACCGCCTCCCGGTGCGGCCATATCGTCATCTCGGACGGCCTGGGAGGCACCGTAGAGGCTCATTCGACTGCGGCCGGAGTCATCGCTTCCACCTTGCATGGTCGCCGCTGGGATCTGGGTATCCTCGTCCCCGGCATTAAGTACCAGGCGGCGCAACCTATCCCGGTTAAGCCTCCCGCCGCCCCTATCTACCGCCTAACTCTTCCCTTTATGAGCGGTCCGGAGATAGTGCGCCTCCAGGAGGCCCTTAATAAGTGGCTCGGGCCTCAGGGGTTTTTGGTGGCGGATGGGGTTTATGGACCCCGGACGGAGCGTGCCGTGGCGGCGTTTCAACGTTCCCAAGGCTCACTGGCGCCCGATGGTGAGGCCGGCCCGGCCACGCTTAAGGCCCTCGGCATGTAGGGTGCGCACTGCCCACCAATAGCTATCAGCGTAGGGGCGGGTTTAAAACCCGCCCCTACCAAAGGAGAACCGGCCATGAAAAAATTAACCGCCTTTTGGTTTGCTTGCCTTTTTACTTTTGCCTTTTGCCTTGCCTCCTATGCCGGTCAATGGACCGCCCACGGCTATTTCTATAAGCCCAGCCTGGGGGCCTCAGGGCAGACGGAATATAATCTGTTCAACCAGGGCCTCGACCAGGCCGACGCCGAGCTGTTCGCCTTGGACCCCCCCCCGGGCCTCGTAGCCACCCCGCCCCTCACCTATAACGCCGCCAACGGCGTAATAGCCCTCCCCCAGGCCAGCGCCACTGTCAGCGGCTACCTGGCCTCCGGCGACTGGAGCGCCTTCAACGCCAAACAGCCCGCCATCTCCCCCGGCGCCACCTCCCAATACTGGCGGGGCGACAAGACCTGGCAGACCCTCAACCCCGCGGCGGTGGGGGCGGCCCCAGCCACCGCCGGAACCTCCATCCTCAAAGGCAACGGCTCCGGCGGCACTACCGCGGCCGTTTCTAATACCGATTATGCCGCGGTCCGGGATAACGGCGATCCAACTTATCTATGGAACGGCAACAAACTCCTTTCCCGCATCTCCGATATCTGGGCGTCCATTACCGGGGGGAACCTGATTGTTTGGGGCAGCAACATCTATGGCACCAATTTGGCCACCGTCATCAGCACCATCGGCAGTTCCACCCCGGCCAATCTCATCGTTCCTCCGGGGACCTTTACTATTTCCGCTAATGTGGCCACTACTCCGAATATTCGCCTTCTTCCTCAGAATGGAGCCAATATAAGCATCCCCACCGGCGTCACCCTGACCATCAATGGCCCCTTCGAGGCCGGGCCATATCAGATGTTTTCCTATACCGGAACCGGGCAAGGTCCGCAGGCTAATAACACTGGAGTATGGCCCCTGATATTCAGCAGGACTAGCGTTGAAAAATTATATCCCCAGTGGTGGGGAGCCAAAGGGACCGATTCCTCCGCCGATTTTACTGCTCTACAGCAGATGGTGGATTGCAGCATAGCCAGCGGCGGTCTCCCCATGTTTTGCCCTGCCGGAGTCTATAAATTAACTGACACCCTGAAACTCGGTTATGGGGCGCCTGGATTTGTCTATGGGGCCTTATTTGAGGGCGCAGGCGCCAACCTTAGCGGCACCAATGGCATGTCAGCCGGAAATAATGGTAATCAAATGACCGCCTTTGATGCGACCGGTTTTGGTGATCGTCCTGCTATTAACATTCAGGCGAGCAGGCAAGTGCAGTTGAAGGGCTTTCGGGTCTTCGGTAGAAATGTTGCGCCGCAGACGGCTGCTTTTGAAACTACTGGTCCTGACCCGAATAAAGCCAACTGGATTACTTCGGGATGTGTAGACTCGCAGTATGCCCCCTATTGCGGCATCTCCATAGATGCCTACGCAGGAACTGCACCTACTGGTGGCTATTCCAACGATACTTACGGGCGGGGTACTAGTTCAGGAACATTTATGGAAGACGTGATGGTGCAATATTTTGTCGTCGGCTTAATGTTGACACCATCTAGTAACAATGCGGCAGATGATTTCTTTAGCGGCAAAGATTGCGACCTAATGTATAACACCTATGGATATTCCAGTGGGGCCAATCAAAGTGATTCCATTAACTTCTACAATTGTTGGATAGAAAGGAACTGGTGCAGCATAATAACTAATGCTCACGGAGCGCTGCAAGGCCATTGGCCTAATATATTCGGTGGCGGGATGCAGGACGCCTGGAAGTTGTTTGAGGGCTCGTCACAAGGCACCGCTACTATTGAAGGAATATGGTGTGAGGCGTTTACTTGGCTGGGCAATTTTGGAGTTCAAGTAGCCGGACAGGCTTTTTCCCTGATTAATTTTGTTGGGGATCATTTTTCTTGGGGAGTAAATGCAGGAAATCCTATTTATGAGCCATATTTCTTCACTGCCAATAACCCTATTAAGTTTGATACTTGTGATTTCAACGCAGAGAATCGACTGAATGTGTGGAATTTCTTTAATGGGAATAATACTACTTTTATTAATTGCAGCTATTGGAACTTTGCAGCCGGTCCTAACTTCATCGGGATTAATGACTACGCTGGCGGTCTGGCGATGCTGGGCTACCAATATATTAATTGTAATGTTTATGTAGGAAGCGGTACCGCCTCTACCTGCCCCAACAACCAATATCTCGGCATGGCGGGGTTCGCCAGGCAGCTTATTGCGCCTTGGACAAGCGATGTCAAACTATGGGGGAACAATGGATTTAGTAGTTGCCATGTAAATCTGATGCCTTATGGCTATGAGGTCCCCAGCAATGATTTCTCCGGCTCACTATCCATAACAGGGACAAATCACAGTGCGGTTCTTTCCTTTACCGCCAACAATTCGGCTGAATGGTTGACGGGTGATATTATCCTGTGGCAGGTCTATGATAGAACGGCAACTATAGCCCCGAATGTGCCGGCATTTAAAGTCACGAATGTAAATAGTGGCACCGGCGTGGTCACGGCGCAAAGTTTGCTGGATAATATCAATGTTGCGTATGCGCCTAACCATCTGTACAAAGCCCTGCCTTTATTTATTAATGGCGCAGTAGCCACCGGCAACACGCACAACAATACTACGGTTGATAACGTGACTAATATTAGCAACTTTGCAGTAGGCGATTACATTCAAGGAGCCGGGATTACTTGGGCCAGAATTGTCAATATCTCGGGAACGACCATCACCCTAAGCCGGAACGCCTCGGCCACGGCTAACGGCGTAAGTATTTATAATTGCGGGTTGACGGCTTATTAAGATGCTGAAAAACTACAAATATTTCTGGTTCAACTATGATACGATTTACTCTATTGCCACCAATATGCTGCTCACGGCCAATGGCGGCAATTTTAACGGCACCGGCGCGGTCAGGATAGTTTGCCATTATATCGCCCTGGAACCGCCGACTAATTGAGGAGCGGCAGTGGCTTATGCCGGCTAATCTGTCCGGCTCCCTGACCGCAAATTATATCTGACCTTGACGCTAACCCCAGGCCAGACGGAGCCTGGCCGTGGCAAAGCTGCCCCAGACAGATTCGCCCTGGAAAACCCGGCGTTTCCGCCAAGGCTCGCTTTTGGGAGGCCATTCCGGGGAAGCAGGCGCCTGCCGGAGAATTTTAAGCTTCTCCTGTGGGACCAGAAAACTCTTACCCAGTGCTAAATCGGCAACCACCGAAGATCCCGGAAGCATCGGCCTCTTCCTTCTCCAGGGGGAATGAATTAGAATTTGCAGGCGGGGAGTGGCGACGAGCTCTCTAAATTCTGAGGAGACCGAAATGCCGGAAATTAAAGTGAAAGGGATGAGTTGCGGGCATTGCGCCGCGGCGGTGACCAGGGCCCTTAAAAGCCTGCCGGGGATTTCGGAGGTGCAAGTGAACCTGGCCGACGGCCGGGTGACTTACCAGAGCGCCGGGCCGGTGCCCCCAGAAGAATTGGCCCGGGTGATCAAGGCCGCGGGCTATGAGGTGGTCTCGGGATAGCCGCCCACAGGGGCGGGAGGGTCGGGCTGGGGAACAGACTCGTCCCCCTCCGGTGGTTGACTTCTCAGCCCTACCGGGCCGGGGGAAGAATGCGCCGCAGTGCCGCCGGCCCCGGCAAGGGTCCGGCCTGCCGGGGATCCTGCGGGCGGCGGCCGGCCACCTGGCTAGCGCCTAGCGCAATCCTCGCCCCTCTCCAGTTCCACCGGTCACCGGCGCCGACCTGGGTAATGAAGAAGCGGGCCCAGGCCGCGGCGCCACCGGAGCCGGAGTTCCCAACGGTGGAGGGGCGGACCCGGACGGGACCTTAATCCCTTGAGCTTGCTGCTGGATCTGCCGTCGCATCATGGGGGTCAGGGCGTGCACCGATTGCGGGGGCAGGGCCATGCCCTTGGGCGGGGTTATGCCCTTGCTCCCATACGCGCCTATTTTCGGCGCCCGCTGTCGTCCCGGCGCCGTCAAGATTTGGGGAACCTCCTTGGCGACCCGGGGGATCTCCTGGGTGGCTTTGGGGAGATTCGCCGGCGGCGGCACCACCCCAGGGCGAACCAACTGTCCCTGGACTGCGGCCGGATCTGTCACCCGGGTAATTTGAAATCCCGTGCTCCCAAGCACCGCCGCGGGGATGGCGGCCCGGATAAAGGGCTGCTTGGACGTCACCGGATCTGGGGGGAGTACGTTTCGCAACCGGGTGAGGTTGACGTTTTCGGCAAAGTTGTTGAGGGTGGCGATATTAGTATTGGTCACCCGAGCCACGAAGGGGAAGGGCGGTCCGAAGGCGAAGAAGGCCCGGGGGGCAAAGACCGGAGAGACATAATTGCTCTCGAAAACGGTCCCGGGAAACAGCACCGGCACGAAATTATAGGGCGCCAGAGCGGCGGAGTTGGCAAAGGAAAAGCTCGGGAAGAAGGGCGAGCCGAATCCCCGCAGAAAAAAGGGGGCCCGGACGAAGACCCAGAAAGGCGGGCACAGGAGATCCACCAACGACATGCCGAAGTAATATCCTGCGCTGGGATAATATGCCGGCTCCGGGACAAAATCGGGCGGCGGGATGGGGGCCCAGCCCAGGTAATCATCACTGGCGCGCCAGGCCGTGGTGGAGGGATACCAGGTGCTGCCCGGGACCCAGACCCAGCCGTATTCAGTAGTGGGCATCCAGTTGCCGAAGTGGTAAGTGGCCCAGCCCCAGGGTTCAGAGGTTTCAAAGATCCAGCCCTGTGCGGTGGGCAACCAGCGGCCGTCCACATAGGGCCGCCAGTTGGTGGTCAGCCCATTGGTGGGATACCATACCGGCCCGTAGTGGCCGTAGTTCACCCAGGCGCCGTAAGGGGCCAGGGCATCGTAAAACAGGGCCAGATCCTCGGCGGCGGCCCGGGCGGGGCCGCCCGGGATGGCGGTCCAGGCCAGCAGAAGCAGCAGGGCCAGGCCCATCACCTTGCCAGGATTTTTGTCAGCCAGCCTCATCTGCCCACCTCCCTTGGGGTTTCGGCTCCGAAATTCTTTCTCCGGGTTCCCAATGGCCTGGGCCAAGTTACGCAAAAAAAGTAACCATGCCCTTGGTGGAAATCAAGGCAAGCGGAAGTATCGTCGTTCAATACAGGCCGCGCCTTCCTGCCCGAATCTCCCCTTTGCGGGGGAGGGGCAGTTACGAAAAGCCCCCGCTCCCAGTAATGTCCGGCAAGGTTTTTGCTATGAGGCAGGCAATAAAGAATTGTTTGAACTTAGGCATGCCCACTAGCTAATCATTTCATGACATTTACGAGCCTTTTACATTCTCTTCTCGGCTACGGGCGACCCAGCGGGTCGCCCCTACATTTCATGGAATTTACAAGCTATTTCCCTCTCCCCTCGCAGGGGAGAGGGGATTTAGTGAGCATCGGTATAATATGTTGATATCACTGAAATAACAATATTCTAGAGTTTAACTGCGAGATAGTGTAATCTTCTCCATGCAATCTTGTTGCCGGACACTACTGCGCGGCTCCCCCTGCCAAATTATCCATACTTCCTCCTCAGCGAAAATGGCAGGCGACCCAGTATTCCGGGGCGGTTTCCCGGTAGGCCGGGACCTGGTCCCGGCAGCGGGGGAACTCGGCCTCGGGACAGCGGGGGTGAAAGGGGCAG